TGCCTCAATTTGTTGCTGTAGATTTAAGGCCATGAAAAACTTTCAATCACCAGTTTTCGGTGGGCAAGTGTTGATTTACCAAAATGTCAAAGTTGTCAGCTGAGCGCTGCAAGTCTTCAAGTTCGCTATCGAGCAAGATGCCTAGAGCACCTTGCGTCAAAGTCGGGCGATTTCTAATTTCCAACTCACCCGTCACTTCCCACTGGTTTTTTCGCACCAACTTGGCTTGATAGGCCTTGGTAAATCTGGCCTGGTGTGTTGCCATTCCAATGCCACCCAACAGTTCAATGTCAAACCACTCCGCCCCTTCCTTCGCTTCGTGTTTGAACCAAGCTTCAAAGATGGCGTAGGTCAGTGGTCTCAAATTCCAACGAACGGCCACCTTGGCAGGCGTTTGTGTAAACCGACGCCGCGCACGCGCAGCGCCTGACTCCATATCCGTTCGAATCACCCCTTCACTCGGGGAGATCTGATACCCATCGACAGTCGGAAGCGGGATCTTGTCCGGCCAAACTAAATTAGTCATCGCATTGCTCCTGCGGCGGGGTTGAGTCCATAGCGACGCTCAAGCGTTGGCGCAATACCCGTGCCCTGACCAATCGATCGGGACATGCGTGCTTCAATTTGCTCAACGATGATGTCTAGACGCATGGAGCCATCCGCTTGTTGTGAAGACTGCACTCGTGCATCTACGCCAGAAGCGTTGTTGATCACATTCACGGCCACACGCACTTGGGGTTGGTTCTTCGTTGAGAGCGCCCCACCCAACGCTCGCATCTGACCGGGCGTAAACACAGCCTCACCAGGCTGGGCAATGATGGGAACTTCACCATCGACCAAACCTCCCGTGTGATAACGGGTAGCACCTGCGAAGTTGTGAAGCCCCACCGAACGGGAAGACAAACTGTCCGAACCAATCAAGCCACCTGTATGCGCTACCGCGACCAAGGGGTTGTAGAGATCAGTCGCGCCCATCGGTACGATGCTGCCGCCGGGTTCAGGCGTGGGCGTTGAACCCAAACCTCCCAACCACCCAGCGAGTGGCAAAGTGACCATGCGCTGAATCTGAATGCGCACCAAATCAGCAATGATGGAGTTGGCCAAGCTGCTGAAGTCGAGCTTGCCCGTGGTCACGAACTGAACGAGCGCATCCTCCATACCTTTGAAAGCAGAAGTCACCGCCCGCTCAGCTTGCTTGGCAGCGTTGGTGGAGTCCTCCACATAGCTGCGAACCGATGAGCGCATGCCGTAATCAAAGCTACGTTGGTACTCCGCATTTGCACGGGCCAAATCCACAATCACAGGTAACTGGCGAGACAGCGCATGGTTGATGAGCTCAATAGCCTCAGCCTTGAGACCCGGGTCAGTGATTTGATCCGCTTGTCTGCGCGCAGCGTAGGCAGCTTTCTCCAAATCAAAGCGCACTTGCATGCCAGCACGCTCTACCTCACTCACATCAAGCATCTCTCGCTTGAGCACCAGCTCCTCTTGTTTGAGTCGGTTGTTGCCGATGTAGCCTTCGGTGATTTGGTAAACCTTTTGAAGCTCTTTCTCGTACTCATCGAACTTCTTGTCCGAGACCTTCTGCTTCTCCATGGCCTCAATGACCTGGATGTACTTCTCAGCTTCAGCCCGAACACCCGCGTAGCCCTTCTTCTCCAAGTCCAGCGCTTTGGCTCTGAGCTCAGCGGCCTCGCCACCGGTCACACGCATTGAGCGTTGCTCGAGTTGTTTTAAGAACTGCAGGCCTTCATTGTTCTTGTCGAACCCAGAGAGGTCCATCCCGGTGGGAGCCTTTCTGGGCATCTTGGGCAAGAACTCGTCATAGATCTTTTGGACCTGTGCAGCTTGCTCAGCTGTATCAAGCACAAACTTCTGGCCCATCACCCGAACGGTTCGACGTTGCTCATCGAAGAACTTTTCGATCGAGTTCACATAACCGGGGTTGTCATTGATGCGTGCCAGTCGCTCGTTGGCAGATTCCACAAACTTGTCACGTGCGCCTTGAAGCTTGGCAATCTCCGAATCAATCTGCTGTTCGTTGTAGCCCATGGACTTCATTGAGCGCAGCATGTCGCTCTTCATCCAAGTCTCTACGTCCTTGCTCACCACCGACAAACTGTCGAATGGCTGAGAGATCACTCGCTTGGCCAACACCGCCGACTCGGCGATGAAGCCAAGCCCCTTGGCCACATCCTCCAAGTAATTGAGCACTTGCTGGCGGTTATTGCTGATTGCAATCAGCTCACTGCTAAAACCACCTGTCTCTGTTTTGGCAAGGAAGATGTGCTCAGTCAAATCGGCCAAGATCGGAATGAAGGCCGAGCCAATTTGACGCTGCACACCTTCGTTGACCGCATGCAGTCGCTTCAGGTTGTCATTGAACTCTTCCGATGCTCGAGCAGCGTCCGCTGACATCACCAAGCCTAAGCGCTTGGCTTCTTCCATCATGGCCGTAATCCCGTTTCGCCCTTGGTTGAGCATCGGGATCATGTCCAGACCGTTCTTGCCAAATAGCTTCACCGCAAGAGCAGCTTTTTCAGCGCTGTCTGGCATGGCCGAAAACTTGTCAGCAAGATCAAGCAAGACCTCTTCGGTTGGGCGGATTTGGTTATTTGCGTCCAATGCCGAGATACCAAACGCGCGCAACGCAGCGCTGCCCTCGCCGCCTTTGACCTTCGCGTCAAACATGGCGGTCGACAAGAACTTCAAAGCCTTAGTCAAACTCTCCGTGCTGACATCAGACAACTCCGACACATACAGGAGTGCAGACAAGGCCTCCACTGACACCGCTGTCTTTTGGGAGAGCTTGTTGAGTTCTTCACCAACTTCGGCCACTGGCACGATCAGTTGGTGCATGCCGTAGCCAGCTGCAGCGATGGAGGCTCCAGCAATCAAACCTGCGGGACCAAGTTTTCCGAGCACCGTTCCAAGGAGCCCAAGACGCGAAGTCGCATCTTCCATTTGCGCGAACGCATCGTTGGCCGCTTTGGAGACGATCTGCAATCCTGCTGAGGCAGGTTGCGATGCTGCCTCAATGCGCTTGAGTGACTTCTCTCCCGCCTCCCCAACATCGGAGAGCTCAGCCTTGACCTTGCCGCCATCCACCACCGAGAGTCGAATTGCGAGATTGCGTTCAGCCATGGCTGTCACCTGTTGTTGCGATGCTTGAAGAATTCATGGCAGCAGTGATGCCCGCCTCAATCGCAGGAAATATGTGCGTCATCGCACAAACATCTGCATTTAAAGACACACTGGCTTGGCTCCAAGCATTGAAGTCCAAGCCAATCACTGTGTTTTGAGCCATACGCAACTGCGCCGCACAGACCTCCAAAACCGAGAGTGCTTCCCACCCCTCTTGGGTTTTAGGCGCATTCACTTGGTACGGACATTCAGGGCAGGTTGTTGCGCAGGCTTCGCAGTACGCTGGCCCGCCACCGAAGTGCCATTCGGTACGAGCCTTTAGGCGTTTTTTTCGGCATCCAGCAAATACAGAGCCGCCAGATACTCGCGCTCGAAGGCATCGGCAACCGGCCACAACTCCATCAGGGCTTCAATGCCTTCTGGGCTCACCGGTGTGGCCTTGCCCTTTTCATCGCCCACACCCTCCCAGGCCAACACAGCCAGCTTGGCAAGTTCGGTGATCAAAGTAGCGGTGCGTTGCCCCGCTGCTGCATGGTCCTTGCCGTCAATGACCGACGCCGCATGGCGTGCTGCCATGACCAACGCTGTGGTGGCAGGTTTGACCTTGACGCGAACGCCATGGTTCAAGTCGAGCCAATACGGCTCACGTTTCAAGTTAAGTTTGAGCATGGAAATACCTGTGTGTGTAGCTGAATATGTGCGACTTAGTAGCTAGCCACATCGTTATGAAGAATGACCGTGAACATCCGACCAGCGGCTGTGTTCTTGGCGGCCTGCCAGTTGAAGGTGGCTTGAATGCCACCAGGGCCGGAAATCGAGAGCTTAGGTTTAGGCAGATACACCTCATGCGCGACAAAGGTCAAACTCTTGGTCGCATCAATCACGTAGCTGAACGTGAGCTCTAGTGGCGTGTTGTTAGTGGCAGCATCAATGAGCTCTGTATCTGCAAACCGCACCTCCAAGTTGCCCGTCAAACTCGCAACGGTTGGATCTGCACCTTCGATTTTTCCGTCAGAGCGGATGGTCTCAATGCGAGCTAGGTTGTTGGAATAGGTCAGCTGCGCCGCCACCACGTTACCCAGTGCCTGACCGTTTTTCTTGATCGAACCTTGGAACTGGTTAAACCGTGTGATCGACAAAGCTTGCGGCGTTGCATCGACAGATCCGAGTTGCTTGACTTCCCCTTGCGCGATCAACCCCAAGGTTGCATCAGCAGCACCAGAGCGTGCGAACTTGATTTGGACGGAGTTAACCATCACGCCCGACGATTCAAAGTAAGCGGGGATATCAGGCAGACCTGTTTCAAGTGCGAGACTCGGCAGTACAGGCTGGCCTGACCCAAAGGTGTGTTGATGGTCCACATCGCCCACAGAGGTGGGAGCACCCAACAAAGCTTTGAGCCACAAGCCAAAGTTACGCAGATCGATCGGCACCACCATATCGCCCTCAACCTTCATCACATCGCGGATGGGGGCGCTGGGGTCTCGCCCCAAACCAATCAGGTCATTGGCAATGAGGCCTTGCTCAGAGCCCAATGAGGTAGAGACAAATGGGAGCTTCCAATAGTCGGTGCTGCCACTTGGGTTTGCACCGTAGGAAGGTTCGAATGCAGCCAGCAAGCTGGCATTTGCGCCATAGGCACGGGCCATAGTTTTTCTCCAGTTTTAAATTGAATCAAGACAGCGGATCACTGCTTGCGTAATGCATCACCACATCCAAGGTGCAGGCTTTGATGCCCACAGCGCCATCGGGCGCAACCTCTTCAAACTTCGGGGGGTGGATTTGTGTGAACTCCACAACGCCACCCAAAGTTCGATCTGCTGTCACGAGTTCTGAAAATCGTTTGAGCAGTACATCCATGCGCGCGTCTCGCTCAGCGCCATTGGGGTGACTCACGTACACCTCCAAATTGGCCGAGTGCTCCCACTGATATGTCAGTGGTGAGAGCATCACATCGACTTCATTCATGTCGCCATCGCGCAGCACCACCATGGAGTGCTCTGTCATGCGTTCAGGCAGCGCACTATTTCGCTTGGGCACATTGCCGCCAAGGGGCAACTGCCCCAACAACTGAAACAAAGCCCCGATGGCTTCTTCACGCTTAGACATAAAAAAACAGGCCCGTGGCCTGCTCCGGTTAATCACCCGCTGCCCTTATTCATCGGGCCAGTTGGAGATGACGTTTTGAATCAGTTGTGATTCCCAGTGCTGAACTGCGGAATCAATATCGAACTTTTTCTTGAGCTGTGCCTGTGGCACGAGCAAAAAGATGGGCACACTCACCAAACCCTTACCGGACTGCTGTGCAGATGCTGAAGCGGCTGTGAAACCGCCCCGCTTGCCAGCTCTTGCACGTTGGTTGTCCGCCACGAGAAGTGACGGCTTACCTGCTCGGTAAACGAATCGGAGTCTCTGGCCGCGCATGCGCTCCCACAGTCCGGGTGTGATGCGTTTGCCGCGCGGGCCAGTGCCTGCCGCTGGTAATGGGATAGAGAGCCAAAACCCGTTCTTGGAACGAATCAACGCACCCTCGTCATGAGCAGCCACGACCACAGGGGCTCGGCTGTAAACCAACCCTGCAGCACCCAGGCTTTCACGCCCCTTTGGATAGACCTCACCGCGCCAAGTATTGGCAAGACGCGCACCCAGCCCAGCCGAAGTGATCTGACCTCGCAGCTCACCTTTGAGGCCATCGGTGGCATCACGCACACCCGTGGTGACTGCATGTCTGGCTGCTTTGAGTTCAGCCGCCATAAGTTCTTGCAAATTGCCACTCAAAGCGGCAACAAGCCGTGAAGACATGGTTAACCCTCCGGCCAGATCGAGGCACTCACCGTCCAAACGAGTCCGTCACGGTCAATGAGTGCCTCACCATGAAGCACGTAGCGCACGCCCCCAAGAACCAATCGATCGCCATCTCTTGGCTGTTTGACCTCTGATGCCATGAACTCAAAACGCTGGGTATCGACCACCAGATGGGTTTGACCGAAGTCTTGGACCGTATCTGGCGCTTTGGTGATCACCCGCACATTGAGGGAGACCCCCGCTTGTGTGGTGTACACAGCGGAAGTCCCCAAGCGAAGAAACAACCGATAGATGAGCTGAACGAAAGGATCTCGACTCATCGGTTAATCCCTCAGCTTGCGACGACTTTGACCAACAAGCTCGGACGGTGGCACATGGGCAGCGGATTGCTTTGCGTGTGCAAGTCCGTGCCGCGACCAAAGTCACGGGGTTCTTGCTTGGCATACAAGGGCTGGCCCAAGGTGTTGACCGTCTCGTTGAAGTCTGCAGGCGCAAAGTACGTAGCAAACGTATCGAGCGTGCCCTCAGGGAACGCTTGACCTTCACCGGGTTCAATGAAGCGACGCAGATTGCCAGCCATGTCTGTGGCTTGGCCCAAGTACTCTTCAAAGGTCACACCCGCAAAGGTGAAGCCCGAGCGTTGGTCTGTGCGTAACATCGCGCTTTCTTGCGTGAGCTGGTAAGCACGAATCACATTGGGGTGACTGGTCAGCGCATCGAAGAAGTCGGAAGACACCAGCACACGAACATTGGTCATGTACTCGCCTTTGAGGTTGAGCTCAAAGTAGCGCTTTAAGTCCAAGCACTTCTTCTTAACGTCCGTGTCCTTCTTGTTGAGCTCGAAATTGAACACAGCAGGCGTGATCTGAAACTCTTCAAACAGGTCATACAGCACCGAGCCATCTGCATCCAAGATCACACCCTTCAAAGCACCCATACGCAAGTGCTCCAAAGTGATCGCATGTTTGTTGCGCATGGACTGCAAGTGATCAGTCATCACGTTGGCCACGGTCTCGGTGTCTGTCTCAGAACCAAAAGCGCGAAGACCTTGGATCTCCTCGGGCAACACCACATCGTCGTGTGGGATGTGAGGAATCATGAACGAACGCAGCTTGCGACGGCTGCGCTGTCCGACAGTGCCGGGGGCACCCACAGGCAATGTGGGCAAAAGGTTCAACACGCCATCACGCTCTTCAATGGCAATCTGGCGAAAACGCACAGGCTTGGCAGGCATGAGGTTGATCTGTTCAATCTTGCCAAACTGGTTAGGCAAGATGTTGATCGCGGCGGTCAATG